TAGCGGTTCCAGTGCTACACTGTTGACACTAAGTGGTGATTTAACTGGTGATGTGCTTGGTAATGTAGTTGGTGATGTAACTGGTAGTGTAAGTGGATCAACCGCAACATTTGATACTTTAAGTGGTGATTTAACTGGTGATGTGCTTGGTAATGTAGTTGGTGATGTAACTGGAAGTATTAGCGGTTCTATAGGCAAATTTAATTTAGTTGGAATAGGTTCAAATTCACCATCTAATACATTAGATGTTAAAGGAAACACATTATTAGATGGAAATTTAACTGTTACTGGCCAGTCTTTATTTTTAAGTGCAAGTTACATTAACATAACAAGTAGTGTTGTTACCATAGGTGATAATATTCTCACGCTTAATGCTTACAGTCCATTTAAACGATACGCTGGAATTGAAATGCATGACAGTGGTTCTTCTGCTTTAGCACAGTTTTTATGGGATAGCGAGAACAATTATTTCTTTGTAAGTGGATCAACTGCAACAAATAGTCAAAATTTATTAATTCTAGGTCCAGATAATAATTCATCTTTAACAGCTGGTGCTTTGCCTGTTTCATATAATGGTAATGAACTATCAAGTAGTATAGTTTATCAAAAAGGTGATTTTGTTGGTATAGGTGTTGTAAGTCCATCTTATAAATTAGATATAAACGATGGTTCAATATTTTTAGATTCTGATTGGCCACTTTACTTAGGTAGTACAAATGCTTTTATTGAGGGAAACAGTTCTGGCACTATAGTTAGAATTAATGGTTCAGCTGGTTTTAAAGTTACTGACGGTGGAGATACAAGATTTTTAATAGATACCAACGGTAATGTTGGTATAGGAGGTTCACCGACAACAGTAACTCACGGTCCTCATTTAGATATTGTAGGAAATAGAGGAACTTTAACTGTAGGTACAGGTTACTTTGAAGACAATGGGACTACAAATTTCTTAAACGGAGCTAGACCTTTAGCATTTGGATACGCAGGTAGTGAAAAAATGCGTATTAACTTCACCGGCAATGTTGGTATAGGCACTTCAAGTCCGAATGCTAAATTAGAAGTAAGTGGTTCAAGTAATTCAAGTTTATTAAATATTAAAAGTTCAGTTGGTGATGAGTTACTATCTGTGAGTGGTTCTGGTGAAATAAAATTAAGTCAATATGGATTAGGAACATTTACTGGAACACCAACTTATAAATTATCCGTCGATGTAAACGGAAATATTATAGAAACATCAATTGGTGCTGGTCAAGTTGATGGATCTGGAATAACAAATTATATTTCTAAGTGGACTGACAGTAATACACTCGCGACTTCAAGCCTCTACGATGATGGTACTAATGTTGGTATAGGTACTACAAGTCCAGAGGCTAAACTTTATGTTTTAGGCGCTGATGCCTCTGTCGCTCCTGATACAACAGCAGATATAGCTGCATTTGAATTCAGTGCGGGAGCAGGAGTTGATGGTGTTTCATTGTTATTCCCTGATGACAAAGCTGGTCAATTAGTTTTCGGAACACCTTCAGACAATTTAGCGGGAAGAATTGTTTACACTGGGCCTTCAGTTGCAACAGCAGCTAATCAAGATTCCATGCGTTTTTATACAAGTGGATCTCAACAAGCTATAATTAATAAAGACGGTAATGTTGGTATAGGTATTACAAGTCCTTCTGCTAAGTTAGATATAGTATCCCCAAATGATTCCAATGCTATTTTTGTTCGTAACAGTAGCAACCTAAGTCGTTTGACTCACAATATATTCATAGATTCATCAAATTATGGAAAAGTTGCAATATACGATAATGCGCAAAATACTAAGATATTCTTAAATACAAACGGAAACTCTTATTTCAATGGAGGTAATGTTGGTATAGGTACTACAAGTCCATCTCACAACCTTCATGTAGATGGATTAACAAAATTAGGAGAAGCTGGCAAAACGGAAGGTGGAGCAGTTATAAATTACGCATCTTTTGGAGAAGTCAAAAGCGGAGCACAAACCCTATTGGGTAATGCTGTGGTCCCCGGTACCACTGACAATACCATTCAACATTCAAAGTCTGATGCAGGCAATTTTATGCGAATGGTTTACAGTAAAGGCATATCATTTCATACCAATATAACATCTAGTTTAAATACAGATGTAAATATCGATACCAACGAAAGAATGCGAATCGACACTTCTGGTAATGTTGGTATAGGTACTGCAAGTCCTTCTGAAAAATTACATGTATCTGGTTATTTATTAGTGGATTCAGGGTTGCATTTTAGAGCACTAGCAAGTAGTGGCTTACAATGTATTGGTTTTAACAGAAACACTGGGAACGGTAATATTTATGACTCAAATTATTACGCATACCAAATTAATAATAGTGCCAACATCTTTGAACTCCAACAATATAGTGGATCGGGAACATTTTTAACTCACCCATTTAGAGCAACTACAACTGAGTTAGTTGTAAATGATAGCGGTACCAATTATGATTTCAGAGTAGAGGGTGATAATGATGTTAATCTATTGGTATGTGATGCTAGCACGGATAGAGTTGGTATAGGTAATACAAGTCCCGATTATAAATTAGATGTTGCAGGAGATATAAGAATATCTAACAGCAACATATTTAGATTATTTACCTCTGGAAATGTTGAAAGAGGTTCTATTCAAGCTACCGATACGGACCATTTAATTATAGCAACAAGTGGTGGCGAACATATTCGATTTAAAGATGGTGGCGTTAGCGGCACTACGAATATGTCTATTTTGGGAAATGGCCAAATTGTATTTAATAATTATGGTTCCGGTAGTTTCACAGGAACAGCTACTCAAAAGTTAGCTGTAGATTCTTCCGGTAATGTAATCGAAACAGAACAAGAAAAAAGTTTAAGTACAACGGGTGGAACAATTGATACTGGATTTACAGCTGATCAATTTACAATGTTGGAAGTTATTGGGTATGTTAATCCAAATAGTGCAGGTTCCGTAAACTATAAAGATCCTGTTCATATATTTGTATATAACGGTGTTGGATGGAATGGTTCGGTGGTAACTAATTATATTTATAGTTCACAGATGGCACCTTTAGCAAGAGAAATATATTCTTCTGGAAGTAGTGCATCCGGTAATGAAATAGAGGCAGTATTTTTGACGGGATCAACTGAATCCGATGATTGTCCAAATAGTTCAGCAAGTAGTTATCAAGTGAGATTGAAAATATCAAATTATAATCAGGCAGGAACTTCCGGATTTACAGTGAAGGTAATTAAAAAGTATTAAAAAATATGTCCAAAACTTATTATAAAATTTATAAAAATGAAAATGGTAATGTTGGTATAGGTACAACAGAACCATCCAGTAGACTCCATGTAGCAGAGGATAATGGGGTTAGTATTTTAACTCTTCATAGAGAAGGATCAAATCCTTCAACTGATACAGTTATTGGTCAAATTAAGTTTGATCAAGATTGGAATTCAAATCAAGAAAATTGGGGTTATATACAATTATCTACAAACACAGTTTCTTTTCGTACAGACTTAGATTTCTATGTTAAATCGACAAGTGGTAATTTGATGCAAGGTATGACTATACATGGAACCACTAATAATGGTCCTTATGTTGGTATAGGTACTACAAGTCCAGTAGAAATATTAGATGTAGCTGGAAAACAAAGAATCACTCAAAATATTGTTTCTAACACTACGTATCCCATGCTAGCTTTTGGAAGCAACCGAAGTATAAATGATTACGGTGGATTAAATAAAGACTATTGGAGAATAAACGTAGTTACTCCCGGTGCTAACACCACAGGAGAAGCGTCTGCCCATGCGTTTGGGGACCTCGTATTCTCAGGCGTGGCTGGTAGCAATACAACTTATCTTGATCGTTTTGTAATTCGTGCCGGTGGTAATGTTGGTATAGGTACAACTAACCCAACTTCTCTATTACATATTGACACAGGAGCTAATAGTGCAGCTAATTTTAGGTTAGGAGCGAATAGAACGGTAGCCAACGCTGCAGTAGGTCAAATAATTGGTGACTGGAATGGTACTGTTGTATCTAAAATAGCATTTAAAACCGGGGATGACACTATTAACAAAGATAACGGTGAAATCGCTTTTGAAGTTGCAGCTGCAGGAACGACTACAGAAGCGATGCGTATTAATTCTACTGGTAATGTTGGTATAGGTACAGATAGTCCCGGTTCTAAGTTACATGTGCAGTTAACTAATCAATCTGCTTATTCAGCCTCGTCATCTTCTACGGATCATTTACAAATTCGTACACAACAAAACACTGGAACGTCTGGAGCGTATTCATCTCTTAGAATGTTAGCTAGCTCTAACAATGGAACTAATAATGCAGTTGGTATAATTAATCTAGTTTCGCCTATAAATGGTAATAATGATAGCGCATTTACTTTTCAATTAAGAGACTCTTCATCAGTTTATGGAGAAAAAGTTAGAATACAAGCTGACGGTAATGTTGGTATAGGTACAACTAATCCTACATTAGGCAAGTTGCAAGTTGCTGGTAGAGGGTATTTTGGTCCTATTGGGACGGGAGATGCTACAACTAAAGCTTTAATGGATACATATAGTGTCCTCAAACTAAAGCCGCACGATAGCAACTCTACTAATATGACTTTCGCACAAGTTAATAATGGTAGTGGTATTGGTATTCAAGTAACAAATAGTACGCAAACAGCAGATTGGGATATAGCATTAAATCCTTATGGTGGTAATGTTGGTATAGGTACTACAAGTCCAACTGCTCAACTTGAGATTAGTAGTTCATCAGCATCAAGTTTATTAAATGTTAAAGGAGCTGGTGGTGATTCGTTATTATTTGTCAGTGGATCTGGTAAAGTTGGTATAGGTACTCCAAGTCCTGATTCTCTATTGCATCTATCTAGCGCAAGTACATCAGTATTAACAATTCAAAATACTACTAATGCAGGAAACGCCTCGTTAAACTTTAGAGATGAGGGTGGGACAGATCAGTTTAAAGTATTTTATGATTTACCTAATAATAGAGCTTGGAATTACGTAAATGGTAATGGTTTAACAATATACTCTACTCAAACAAACGCTGAAATAGTTAGATTTGGATTAGGCGGCGCAAACACTTATATAGATTCTTTGTTTAATGGTAATGTAGGCATAGGAATTACTTCGAGTGCGAAATTAGATGTAAATGGCATAAGTAGATTTAGAGATGAGCTGCAAATTTATAGCTCTACTACTGATATTGGAGCAATTGGTAATTATAATGGCGCCTTAAATATTCAAGGGACATCTACACGGGATGTCAGTTTGGGCAGCGACTCATATCCTCAAGCTGTATTTATCGAAGGAACGAATGGTCATGTTGGTATAGGTAATACAAGTCCCACTGCTAAATTACATGTAGATGGAAACACATTATTAGATGGAGATTTAACTGTTACTGGTCAGACTATAATGTTGAGTGCTAGTTATGTGAATATTACAAGTAGTGTTGTTACCATAGGTGATAATATTCTCACGCTTAACGCTTACAGTCCATTTAAACGGTATGCGGGACTTGAAATGCATGACAGCGGTTCTTCTGCTTTAGCACAGTTTTTATGGGATAGTGAGAACAATTACTTTTTTATAAGTGGATCAACTGCAACAAATAGTCAAAATTTATTAATTCTGGGTCCAGATGGTAAAGCTGATTTAACAGCTGGTGCTTTGCCTGTTTCATACAATGGTAATGAAGTTTCAAGTAGTATAGTTTATCAAGCTGGAGGTAACGTTGGTATAGGTATAGCTAATCCAAGTACAACTTTAGATGTAGCTGGTACTTTTAAAGTCTCTGATTGGGGTCATTTTTCTAATAGTGGAGGGAATGAAATTGTATTGGGTAGTTCAGGCGCTAATTATGGTTTCATTATGAATCCGAGTGCTGGGGTATGGTCTTTAGGTTACGGTAGTGATCGAGATACTTTAGGCGCATCTGTT